GTACCGCCTGCGTTTCAGGTTCTTCAGGTTGTGGACTTACTACGTCCGCCTGTACGGATTCCTGCTCCGTTGTGGTTGTGGTATCTTTTGACATCACTTCTCCTTTATTAAGTTACTTGCACCGTTATAATCGTAATACATATTTTGGCAAGCTGTCAAATAAGTATTACTGAGTAGCCGATAAGGTGCATTATCAGCTACGCACTAAAACCTATTTCTTGTCAATTAAGTCTTGTATCAGGGTTCTTACCCAATGAATACCAGATACCCTATTGACGAGCTGGCCTTGCTTCTCTAAGGAGGAATTAGAATTAAAGGCTGTCGCCAATAGGGTCGTTTCTTGTCCTGCGAGTAATAAGATAAACTTTCGTCCTGCTTCGGTCTGTATAAACGCTCGTAGTTCGTTTATATCTGCTGGTGTTAAATCGTCCATAAATCCTCCTTATTTATTTATCCTTGTACCATACCTGGCACGTTCATACCTTCTGCGTTCATAGCCCCTGCCGATACAGCGTTCTCTGCACCTGATTGTGGTGCTGAGGCTAGTTCGCCCATACCCTCTTGTGGCATAGCGTTCATCTGAGCTTGTTGAGTTTCTGCGGCCATTTGTTGCATTTGCATATCTTGGACCATTTGAGCCTGTTGCTCTGGTGCAATTTTGTCTAGTTCATTTTGGTCAATGTCAAAGAGTTTCTGAGCTGTAATCTTGAATAGTGCCTCTTGGTTGATAAATGGTAGTTTAGCCGCCATTAAGTAGAACTGCATAGCACTTTGTTTCTCTTCTTCTTTCATAGCCCGAGCGTTAGCCTCTAGTGCGACTTTAACGTCCCAATTGCCCAAGTATTCACCTGGGTTGTAGTCCTTCCACTCTACGCCAGATTGTCCGACCATACGGACTGCCATTTCCTGCGTAAGGAAGATTTGCATAATTTTAAACATATTGCGGGCTAAGATAGCAAAGCCTTCTGATTCAAAGTTTTCTAACTTACTAGCAAAGCGTGTTCCAGCTTGCATAAGTTGTGATTGTATCTCGGTAGCGGTTTGTGAGCCTGGTTGTGATTGTCCTTGAACAATCTCGTCCGCAGCAGTTGCGGCTCTCATCATCTTTTGAACTCGGTACATCTCGTTGTCAGCATCTACGCCGATACTCTGTGGTTTAATAAACTCTAGTGAGCCAGCTGGGACAGTAAAGACGGCACCTGGCATAATCTGTATTTCATCTCGTTTATGAGCCTGTGATGGGTCTAATGTTGCCATCATATTATTTGATAGGTTCATATTGTCAGATTTTTGATTCTGAGTATCGTTTAGTAGTTCTTGTAGATCGCCTATGATTTCTACTTCGCCACGAGCATACCACATAGCACCATCAACATAATCTCTAAATGGTGCGACTGGTATAAACGCAGGTATCTCAGGTAGTTCAACTGGCACTGGGTTGCCCATATCATCAAATGAGTCAATTACACTAGCTTCACGCTTAAATGGTGTTTCAATATCTTCTATGATAGTGCATCTGTTTGCGATTCTTATCTGTCGTTTTTTGTCGTAGAATACTATTACTTCAACTACGTCAGATTTCTCATCACCACTTGCGAGGACTGAGCCAGCTATCATCTCTTCTCGTAGTTGTTTAGCGGTCTTATCGTTGCCAGTCTTATATAGTCCTGGCTTTCCGTAGTCGTCAATCTTATCTAGATTCTTGTAGCGAGTCGTTCTTAGTTCAGATTTCTCGTCTTCAGGATTGTAGTCTGGGTTAGTAATCTGTTCTGCTTCTAGGTCTTTGCGAGTAGTGAGGTATCGGTAGCCAGCATATCGTAGGTTCTCGTAGTTCGTAGCTGTTGGGTCAAAGAAACAGTCCTCGGTAGGTATGTAGGTGTTGCAAGGGTGTTGTCCGTTCCAGTATTGCCATAAATAGCCGTTACCAACCTGTAAAGCATCATCAACAGCCCAGCTGGCCTTGAGTTTGGTTTTATCCTGTTCCCAGACTTGTTCCATTAAAGCATTTAATACTCTAGTATCGCCGATTTGGTCGCTACTTGTAGGTAGGAACTCAATTTTAATCTTGCCACCGACTACGTTAGCCTTGACAGATTGTAGGATTGTAAATGTTTCAGGTACAAATGTGTCTGAACTACCAACATAACTTGCATTTATACGTTGTGAGTTGTAGAGTTTACGGGCATTCTTCCAAGTATCCCAGAAACCCTTACGAGCATATTCCCTCGATGCTCGGAACTTTAGCATTATTTCGTCTAATAAGACTACATCTTTGTCAATTTTCTTGTTCTTAGTGTATTTCTTAGCCATATACTACATATTATGGTAGAAAAAAATATAATTAGCAAATTATCAACGCTTTTTTGTGAGTTGAGCGTGTTTTTGGCGGATTTCTTGGTATTTACGGGGAAGTTTAGACGGCACGCTACGAGCTTCTAATAAAAGTGGGTTCCATTCAAAGACTTGTAAAGCAATAGCTGTGGCAATCACTGTATCGTCGTGAGCACCCTCTTGGGCGTTAGTCCTGCCTCTGTCATCTACGACATATTCCATACACTCTCGTATAAATGTTGGGTCGTAGTCTATGATTTTACCTGTCATAATCGCCTCAGCTAAGGCGTTAATCATCAATGGTTTAGTCTTTCTGTCGGTTTTCCAGCCGAGTTTAGAGGTATATTGCTCAAATCGTTCATCAATACCGCTCTCTCGCCTATATAGGTTGCCATAACTCATATCCCTTAGACGTTGAACAGTTGTGAGTCCGTGATTGTTTATCTCACAAGCGATTAAGGCGTTGTTGTAGTAGCGTCCTAGTTGTTCTAGTATCTCGCCAAAGTCAGCAGGCTCGGCATCACCACGCCACCTAGCAACAGTTTCGCAAGCATCTATGTCCATAACAGTAGCAACCGAGAAGTCGCCACCTATTCCCTCGGCAACATCAGCACCTATCACGTAAGATTTAGCTGGTATTGGTTTTTGCCAGATACTTAGTGGAGCACCCTTGACTTCAATAGCTTCAAACTCAAGTGATTGGCGTCCGAATTGTAGAGTTTTATTATTCTGCTTTCTCTCAATAAGTTCATATTGTTTAGGTTCGTAGGCTTTCTCTTCCATTTTCACAAGGGCTGGTATGTTAAACCTACTTGAGCCACTAGATAGGAACGCCTCTATATCGGTGAGTGGGTATTCCTGATAAAACTTGCGATCGTCATCAGCAAACTCTTTCATAGTTTCCCTACGCCAGACCATCTGCTCCATAGATAGATTGTGTTCTGCTTTTATCTTTTGTTCTTCGTCAGTAAGTCTAAAATGTTTAGGCACGGGCATTTGATACTCTAGGTGCTCTGCCCAGCTAAAGAATAGTGGCTTAAAGACTGAGTTACCAGCTTTTGCGGCTTGCCAAGTCTTATGGAAGAAGTCGCCCATACCGTTAGCTGTACTCTCTAAGAATATAGCTGTCTTTGGTAATTTAGGAACTGCTTGCATAAGACCTGCCGTTAATTCAGAACCATTGGGCCATAATGAAACCTCTGAGCCGTGTAGCCAGTTAATCGTTTGACCTCGACCTGTACCTGTGTTCTTAGCTGAACTGACATCTATGGAACTTTTAAGACCAGTACCTTCATCATTGTCAAATGTTAAATCAGACCTAGTGTTATATTTCGTCTGCGGTTTAAACATAGGGTTTGAGTTGTCGTAGTATCGGCGGAACATAGCATACAACTGTTCGGCGGTGTCTTGGTCGTGAGCGACAATCTTACTCTTAACGTTCTTGTGAGTGGCTGTCCACCAATAAATAAGAGCCTCTACTAAGGTAGAAACTCCTTCTTGTCTTGCTTTTAAGATAATGTAGCGGATTGGTCTATCGTTCTCTAAATCATCAATAACTGCGTCAATAATTATATTCTGTATATGGTTTGGCTCAAACGGGACAACATCGCCAGTTTTAGTTTTTACTTTTAGATTGTTTAAGCAGTAGCGTCTAAAATCATCTGAGATGTCTTTGAGTTTTTGAAGTTCTGGCGATAGTTCCCCCATAAATATATTTTACCACTTAATTGTAATAATTGGTACCTTTCAGTTTAGTAAGTAATTTCTGGTGGTTCTTTTTTGCTGACTTCTGCCACTGTCTACGTATTTTACGACTTTCCCAATCTCGTCCAAATAGATCGGCGTTGTTTAGGTGGTGAGGCTTATAAACCCCAGCACATTCATCACAAACAGCATCTGTATCATTCTCAGCTAAAAAAACATTATTACATTCTATACATCTTTTAAATATCGGGTCCACCCTAAACTCCTTGTGGTATGCCTTGTATTTTCCTTAATTTTTCGTCCATACGCTCTGATTCGTAATCAGACAACTCTTCCATAGCATAACCTAATTCTTTGTGTGAGCCAATTCTAAACGCCGCCGTAAGTCCTGTTTTATCTGATTCTAGAATTATATAACCTATGCCGTGAGCTGCTAATTCTCTGACTCGCTTTGCTTGTTCGCCGACATAACGACTCTTAACCCATTTACATTCTACGCTACTCATATATTTCCTCCATTTTACCTGTTTCTAAGTTTAATTTCATATGCGCTACTTTTTCGCCGACCTGGACCGCTTCCTCAAGGCGGAACTTATCAATGGTCGTTGCCCTTAATAGATAATCAAGTTTAAGCGTTGGTAATCTCTCGGAATGCCAGACATCGACGGCAAGGTTCTTAAGTGCTGTTTCTATTTCCTGTAAGGTAAAGGTATCTAGTGTTTTACGAGTTCCTCTAGGTAATACACGAAACTCTCTGCCTAGTGTTTGGTTTATGATTCTTAAAAGTTCTTTTTCTTCATCATGTGTATTATTGTTTAGTTCTTTATTATTAGTTAGTTCTTTATTAGTTAGTTCTTTATTGTCTGCATTTTGCCATATGGCATTTTGTCCAGTGGACGTTTTGCCACGTGGTGAAATGTCAGGTAGTAAAGTTGTTACTACTACTGTAAACTTACCAGAGTCATCGTGCATTTTGTCCCATTTCAGATAACCACACGCAACGAGTTCTTTAATGGCTGATTTAATAGCCCTATCGTTATCCAATGCCAAAGATGCCATTCCAGCAACACTAAACTGCCAGTTTTCTGGAAGGCTAATCATCTGCAACCACAAACCCTTAGCTTTATAGCTTAGTCGTGTATCCCGAAATAAGATATTAGGTGCGACAGTAAAGTCCTTATCTACTTTGTGTTTCAGTATGTTCACAATACCCCCTAAGACTTAAATAGTACTCTAATCATAGCACAACCAGCATACTTGTCTAGACTTGTAATTTACTTTTTTAATGTCATAACTTTGCGAAAGCAAACGATTTTTTTATAATGGAATAAGTAAGACCTTCCGTGTTGGTCCGCTTGCGGTCCGTTAAAGCGGAAGGCTTTTAAAAAAATTATATAGTATAAAAATATACGGTACCTTTTATTCAAACTCGCCGCAAAAAGATATAACCCACCCCCCCTAGTTATTAAAAGACCATAGTATAGTAAAGGTAAATCCAATAGTTATTATTTATGCCTCTACGAATAGAATTCTTTATTATCGTCATCATAGGGAAACAAAATAAATCTGGGTATATCGCCCCCCCTACTACTTATATATTCATCAATAATAAAACAAAATAAATTAATATATTTTTATAGTCTGTGGGCTTATTTAAGGCTCTGTAAGGCGTGTTAGGGTGGTGAGATGAGTATATAGTCGTATTAGCTATTAAGTCTTAATGTCGTATCAATCTAAATAGCGGTTGTGTTGCTGTGTATTACACTTGCGACATACTAGTTGTAAGTCGTGTATAGTAGCACCATTATATTTCGTGTGGTGTATATCTAGTTTAGTAGTCGGCTTATTACATAACCAACACCTATCCAGTGGCTTATTCATACGTCTGAAGCACTCTAATATACACTGTTTCATAGTTGTAGTTATATGGTCGTTAGGTTGTCTCATTATCTACCATTGTACTATACCATAAGGCTAATGTCAAGCGTTGCGACGTTAGGTTATAGGGGTGAGGGTATAGTTATAACATAATCTTGACAAGTTCGCTTTATAGACAATTCAGGTTTTATAAAAAGCCGAAAATCCTGGCACCATAACAGAGGTAGTATAAAAACATATTATAACATAATTATATAAGCCTATAAGGGGTGAGGGTATTATAGGCTATTTATTTGGTTGTTCTATTCTTGTTCTATTATTGTTCTATATTTGTTCGTATTAGATAGGTCTACTACTGTTAGCTAAAGACTTATTGTAAGCTATTTAGTAACTGCTCTATATTGATATTAAGATTAGTGTTCTCTGTCTTTGTAATTGTAGGATGTACTTTATTTATTACAAATTGCGCATTGCTACTAGCGATTTTTTCATTGTCGCTATCTAGTAATTGGTCTATTTTATATATAGCTTTTTGGCTTAGTTTTTCTAGCTTTGCTTTTTGTATAGCAATCTCATTGTTTACGTTGGCGTTAGTTAGCAATCGATGTGCTTTATTCCGGGCTGATAATTCTGTATAGTTGTTGGCCTTAAATGCTACCTTAACGGCTTTAGTGGCGTTGTCTGTTTTGGCGTATTCAATAGCAAAACGTTTTTTGGCTGGTGTTAAGGTGCTTTTGCGGTTAGTCTTTTTGATAGTGTTCATAGTTATATTATTAGTCTATTAGTCTATTATATCAAGTCTTAAGGTGTTAGACAAGTTTAGATCGTTAGTTATCCACATATTTACAGGTGTTATGTGTATTTTATAAATAATCTTTATAAATAGTATTGACAATTAGCACCTGTTGATATATTATAAGAGTAGTTCAAAACATTAGCAGTAGCGAACTATAAGCACCTAAACAACACCGCAAGATAGCAAAACAACAGTGATAACCTTAGCACTTAAACTTAAGGGGCGATCCTTGCGGTGCTAGGTGTAAACAATAACAACATAATCACAAGTAAAGGAGTGAATTATGAGTAAAATTAAAGAATTAGTTATGAGATTAGAGGAAGCCGACTTACCTATTGAGAATGAAAGTGTAGAACTATTAAACGCTAGAGATAGGTTGATAGATGTAGTTGAACAAGAGAAAGCACAAAGAGAGTGGGAGATTGAAAAAGCATTAAAAGAAGCTAGTAGAATACAACTAGAAAATGAGTTAAAAGAAAGGAACGAAAACGGACTATTTAAAAAACACACCAATACGGCAAGCAATATACCCGTAGAATATCAACAAGCATATTATAACGATGAGTTATAAGCAGGGCAAGTAATCAC